CGGCAGGGTGGTTTTATAAGTCTGGAAGGTGAAGAGATAGATGATTGGGCTCCACCTACAGTTAGAGAGTATTATTGATGTCTGTTGGTATCACAAACTTATTTAGAAGATTTATACAAAACAAGCTGGCTAGTATTTTGGGCAGTGATGCACCTGATGAAGCTGCGCGACAAGCCAAAGAAGAATTTAAGAAAGAGTTTTCCAGAGATGTTTACCACGGTCAAAGAGACACAGAATCGTCCATAGGTGTCATGGAGGGGCCTGAAGAGTTTTATGGTAAACAGGGCCGTTCTTTGCCGGGTGATAAAAGAGAAATAATGGTCGAAGACCCCTTGGGTGAGTACGGTGGTATTACGGGTTTTGAAGGCATAGAGGACAAATCTTCAAGCGGTTTTATGTCAGATTTAGGAACATGGGTCACTGAATCTCCGACAGTTGCAGACTCTTTTGCAGGGGATGCCGGAGCGATCTATCCACTAAAGTTAAAAATGAAGAATCCTAAAGAATATGACACTTATGAAGAGTTGGAGTATGACTTTCGCACTTTTGACGGAGATAACATAGAATTTGTTGAGGCTCTGAAGAAAGAGGGTCACGATGGAATTATGATCAATGAAAGTGATACAGATATTCCAGAAACCAGGGTAGACTACGTTGTCTTTGATGGTAGTCAGCTTCGTTCAATATTTGCAGATTTTGATCCTGAAGCGGCAGAAGCAAGGGACATACGCAAAGCTGACGGGGGTTCTATAGATCTTCGTAATGGGATAGGTAAATTGTTTACGATGTACGCAGGGTAACATGGCTGAGAACAACAATTCAAATTATGCGGGTAACTTAGCCAGAGCGATTGGTCAGGGTATTACTTTTGGTTTTGGCGATGAGTTAGAGGCCAGGATAAGGTCTTTGGCTGGAGGTAGAACATATGGTGAAGAAGTTGCTGATATCCGTGAGCGCATTAAAAAGTTTCGTGAAACCAATCCTGTCGCTGCTTATGGGTCAGAAATTGTAGGTTCAATACCCACGGGCGTAGGCATAGCTGGTCTGGCTCTTCGTGGTGGATTGAGAGGCGCAGCAAAGATTGGTGCTCTTGAGGGCGGTATTTATGGTATAGGTGAGGGCGAAGGTTTAGAAGGTAGGGCAACTGGTGCTGGTTTGGGTGCGGGACTTGGTGCTGCTGGAGGCAAAGCTGCGGAGAAAGCTTTTGAGGGCATAGCTCCGTTAGTCGGAAGATTCATGAAAAAAACCCGAGGCTCTGAGGACGTTACGATAGATTCTTCGCCCCCGGACCGTAGACCCATGGTTAAAGAAGCGGGTTCAGATGAGTTCGTGCCTCTTGAGAAAAAGGTTGGTAAACCTGGGACTCGAGAGCTTAAAAAAAGAGCACTTTCTACACAGGGCTTGTTTGAAAACATGGGCGAGGAAGGTGCTCTACTGGAGTTTCCTGAGATTGCCACAGGTATTGATAAATACGTTTATGAGATAGACTTTGGTGCATTAAACAACGCTTTGAAGTCAGACGAGTATGGGCCGTATGCCGAGGTGATGAGAGCAAATTTAAACAGAACTTTTCCGGGTGACACAATATCTGTCTCAAGAATAGAAGACTATTCGGACCCTTTTGTAAGGAAGAAATCTAAGAATTTTTTTGAAGTTAATAAAGATGATGTTCTTTTTGTAGGAAGCGAATCAGAAAAAGAATTAATTGTTCGCAAACCTGATGGTAGCCCTATGTCTGTTAGAATAGCAGATGAACAAAAAGGGGTAGAAGGAAAAGTATCTTCGTCATTGAAAAAAGGCCCCTTCGGAGTGAACCCCCCGGTTATTAGTCAGTTTGAAGGCGATTATTTAGAGCGGCCTAAACCAATCATAGGCAGGTTAGCTCAAGATTATTCGCCTGTGTACAATACTTTGTTAGACCCGAAAACACTGGGATTTAGTCCATCTGTTTCAAAGAAGAGTTTGACAGGAGAGCAGATAATCGCACGGCTCAAGAACCAGGAATCGGTGACCAAGGACGAACTTGCTTATTTAGGTTTAGAAAACTCATTGGTAAAGAAAGATAAATACTCACTAGAAGATGTAAGAGCTATTGTTCGTACGGCTGAACCTGAAATACACATTAAGTCCGCAAGTGTGAATGACATGAACCCTGACTTTGAGCTTTCATATTATGATGAACAAAGAATTATACCTGAAGGTCGAGAAATAGATTACAAAGAATATGTATTTCAGGACCAGCGTCCCGTAAAAAACATAGAAAGAACTACTCTCGATGAGGTAGAGCTTGAGGTTATACAAAGAATAAAAGACAGAATTCTAGAGAATACTACAAAATCTAAATTTTCTCATTACACGGATCTTGAAAATGTTATAGGTCATGCCAGAGTTGCAAAGATTGATAGCCCCTTTGATGCCAGAGATAACGCAATTGTTATAGAAGAGATACAGTCCGATCTGATTGCAGCAAGCAATCCAAAGACAAATAGAATGAACGAAGGTGAAGAATATGCCACCCCTGAAAAACTGGGACAAGCACTTAAAGAAGCACAAGATTTTTATAAAAGAAACCCTAAAGTAAAAGAAGCTGAACAAGAAATTATAAACACAAGAAAAGAACTTGACCAAGCAAAGCTCGAGGATGACGTTGTTAATTATGACCAACTTAGCGATGAGTTACTAGAAAAACTTATTCGTTTAAAAAATGAACTTAGTAATAGTTTAGAAAATCTTACGGATGATGAGCTTGAAAAGGCATCTGAGTTTGTTACAGGAAACATTAAGAAAAAGTTTATACAAAACCCGCCCTTTTCTACAAATAAAGCGGCTGCTCGTTACTTTATGCAGAATGTTATAAAAGATGCAGTACGAGGCGGGACAAAAACAATTCTTCTTCCCGATTATGTAGATTTAGCTAAGTACCACGGCAAGGAAGATGTCAAATCATTTAAATTAAATTACACAGATGTGTTTGACAAATTGATTTCTGATTATAAAAAACAAGGCATGCGGTTAAAAACAGGTACGATTAAGTTTTACCCTGATATTTCGGTTAATTTACCTTTTGACAACAGAAAGCTCAGAGATTTAAGACCCATGAAATATGTAACATTTTTAAATCCATATGATGATATTGATAGGTCACTGATTAGAAGGTATAGTAAAGGTGGCAAGGTTGATATAAAAGGTGGGATTGGAGCAATGGCTCCGACACATATGTAGGAGAATATCATGAGTAATGAATATAATGAACGTCTATTAGAACTCTACTTTGAAGAAGGTTTAGAAATGGGCATGAGTGACAAGCAGGCAGAAAAATATGCTCGTGAAAAATTTGCAGACTCACCAGAGCCTGACTATAAAGTTAAAGGTGGCATATCAAATGGTAGAGCAATTATGAAAAAACGTGGTGGAACATTTAAAGGAACATTCTGATGACTAATAAACATGGACAAATGGGTAGAAAACCTACCAAAAGTAGTGTGGAACGCAAAGAGATTAAGGAAAAACGTAAGAGAGCAAAAAAAGATATAAAAAAAGCGGGTGAAGATTTAAGGTATTCTAAATTGTTGGTTCCTTTTATGTCTGGAGCAGAAACTCCAACAAGTAAAGAGTATCTTAAAAAAGTACAAAATGCTCTTGCCAAACAAGAAGACGCAAAGAAAAGACTTATATCTACTTACAAAAAAGGCGGTGCTATAATGAAAGCTCGTGGTGGAACATTTAAAGGAACATTCTAATGGCATTACCTCCAAAACCACTCGCAGGCATGATTGAAGGAGCCATGGGCCCTGGTGGTCCAGACATGGCACCCGATCAAATGCTTGATGTAGAAATAGAAGTACAAGGACAACCTGAATTACCGCTAGGCATTGAGATGGTTGGCGAAGAGCAGATGGAGGTTGAGGTTGAAGAATACAATCACAACGCCAATCTGGCAGAGGTTCTAGATGATTCCATTCTTGGAACACTGTCCTCGGACCTTATGTCCAAAGTTGAAGAGGACAAAGAGTCTAGAGAAGAGTGGGAGGAGGCGATTGCCAAGGGATTGACGTTACTTGGCATACGCTATGAGGAAAGAAGTGAGCCGTTCCCGGGGTCTTCTGGTGTAACCCATCCGTTGTTAAGTGAGGCAATCACACAGTTTCAGGCGCAAGCATACAAAGAAATGCTACCAGCAGGTGGCCCTGTAAAGACATCGATTATTGGTACACCGACACCGGAAACTGAAGCACAGGCAACTCGTGTAGAAGATTACATGAATTATCAGATAACCGAGGTCATGGAGGAGTATGACCAAGATACAGACCAGATGCTGTATTATCTGCCAATCACAGGCTCTACCTTCAAGAAAGTGTACTTCGACCCATCCAAGCAACGGGCCGTATCCAAGTTTGTGCATGCACAGGATTTGGTTGTGAACTACGATGCATCGGATATTCGCACGGCAGAGCGGTGTACACACATCGTAAAAATGACGGACAATGAGGTCAGAAAGCTACAGATTGGCGGTATTTACAGAGATGTTTCTCTGTCTTACTCGGACCAGGAGGAGTCTGATTCTACAATTCAGGGCAAGGCAGACGAACTTCAAGGAATGCGCCCCGGATATAGTGACGAGGTTTACACCTTATTTGAAATACATACCGAGCTTGACTTAGAAGGTTTTGAAGATGTGGATGCGATGGGAGAGCCAACAGGCATTAAACTTCCATACATTGTTACGATTGACGAGGGCTCTGGTCAGGTATTGTCGGTTACTCGAAACTATCGTGAGATGGATCCGCTTCGCAGAAAGCGGCAGTATTTTGTACATTACAAGTTCTTACCCGGCCTTGGTTTCTATGGATTTGGGTTACTGCACACAATAGGTGGTCTGTCTCGAGCAGCAACCTCTATCCTGCGTCAGCTAATCGATGCAGGCACATTGTCTAATCTTCCTGGTGGTTTC